TCCAACAAGATGCCTGAAGGCAACGGCACGCTGTCCACTCTGTGATTCTTCCGTGCAGACATAGCCGCGCACATACTTGCGGCCAACCTTTACAGCCGCAGGAATAGAAAAGTAGGTGTCAGCTTGTTGTGCTAGATAGGAAAGAGAGCGGACCTTTCCGTCTGAACAAAGAGCGCGAGAACCGCGCCGTTCAAATCCACTCCCTCCGAATGAAGACTGCCAAGTTGAAAGACCAGTCTTCCCATATTCAAACGCATTGTTTCTCATTGTTTTTTGTTTTTACAGTTTAGCTTTTACTTTCTGCCAGTACTTCTCTGTTTGTGGTTTCTCTGGACCTGACGGCCCACCGTTCCAAATCTTTGCCCTCACTTCATCAGAAACCGGCCACCCGTACTTGCGTCCGTAGTGGTCAGTGTAGATGCGGAACATCTCCGCGCATTTGGAGATGTCGCGCCTATCGTCCAAACTGTAGTGAGTTTTAGCGATTCGGTTGACATCTCTAACCGTGATTTCCCATATCTGGGCAGGACCCACAGCGCGTCCACGGTCACCGATAGCGTTCACGTTGCCGCCAGACTCGACGGCTACGATGGCTAAGAATAGAGCAGTTAGCATTTGGCCCAGTACTCCTTTTCGTATTGAAGTTGTTTTTCGTCAGCGGTTTTCCATCGCAGTTCGTCTTTTATGATTCTCCATTCATCCCTGACAACTGGATGCCATATTTTTGATGCATCTGTGTATTGGTGGAAGTTGAGACGCGCCCACTCCCTGAACTTCTTTTCTTCTTCTTTGTTTAGTTTTTGGAACATATGATTGTTTAGTTCAGACATTGACTGCCGTGACACGATTGAGCTTTTCCTGCAACTTCTGAATCTGTTCCTTCAGACGGTCGGCCTCAGTCGTCGTCTTGCATCGACTCAGAGTGATTTGGATTTTGTCGGTCCTGATTCCGTCCTTCTCCTTTACGTCCTGCAATACGAAGCCACGGTCCCGATATGCATCGACCATCATTCCAACTTGCGACCCTACCAACTTCGCAAGACGGTCCTTCTTTTCCTGACGTACCAACTTTATGAGAGAGCGGTTCGCCGCTAACTCTTCTTTGGTGAAATTGTTAGTTTTATTAACAATCGCACGCACTTCTTCAATCTGCATGATCTTGGCTAGCATCTGTTTCTTCTTTCTTTGTTTTTTCGGAAATTGGCCGCAGTTCTAGACTGCGTTGAACCCTTGCGCCACGATGAGGCTTTCCGATTGCAAGGGACCACGATGAGACGACACCCAAAGACTCGTTTCGGGTGTCGCAAGCCGCAGTTCTTGGTTACACGTTCCAAGAATTTGCGGTTCTCCGTAGTGAAACTATTGCGTTGTCACCTATTCACGTTTCAAGAATAGCTCGCGCCCTTTGGCTCTACTCGGTCATTCGCACCCACCTTGCAATGGCTCGCCTTTCCCCCTTTTTCTCAGAGGAGAGGGTTTTCGCCCTGCTACTATGTGTGGCCGCTTTCGTCCCCCCGCATTCTCGCGCCCGTGCGCTCGCCGTCGGGGAACTGATAGACCGTTTACTAGGCGTCAAGCTCTGCCGCAACTCGTATCTCGTCCGAATTCAGGGGCTTACTGAGCGCGACCCGTGCCGCGCCCGCTTGTCACCGTGAGGATGACCGCGCCCGCCCGTTGCCTAGTGGAGGAAACCGCCTCCGCATCACTCGTAAAGAACTTCCAACGCCAAACACTCTAGCACGTTTTACGAAACGATCACGCACTATTTTTCGACGCTTTCGCAACTCAGCAACTTGCAACGAGTTAAAGCACGTTTTCGTTAGACGTATCCTTTGAACCAATACGGAAAAGCGGACATAATAACCCTGGTCCAAAAGCGGACATTGCAACGAGTAACTCCGCGCAACTCTAAGCAAAGGCGCACCCTACCGGCACTCATAAAGCAAAGCACTAGCACTTCGCTAAGATGCGAAAAGCTTGCACGACACCGGACACAGGAGAACGCAAGAGCATTGCAGGAGAGAGACGCAAGACACTTGCCAGAAGTAAATGCAAGACGCTTGCCGGAACCAAGTGCAAAGCAGTTGCCACAACTAGAGGCAAAACAGTTGCACAACCCATTCCCCTCCTTCTTTAGAACCTTACTAAAGATGCCATGATTAGAACCTCAGCGACCATCCATTAGTTTATCTACTAGGCAAATCAGTTGCAAGAGCCGCGCAACTCTCTTGCAAGTAAGCAGGGGGGGAGGGGAGTCACAAGCGGCGACGGGGCTCGCACAGTCGATTGGTCCAATCGCCCCTTAAAAAAAATACCCAAGTGTTCCCTGAACTCCTGTTATATGGAAACCAAAAGAAAACTTGTCAAGCCTAAAATCGACAAATCCTTGATTTATTTTTAAAAAAGTTCTTAAAAGGGCCGATGAGGATAAAAGACCCTTTGGCTATGAGTGTGGCTGTGGCAGCGGAGAAGGGTCGTAATTATTTGGAAGGGAGAGACCCGGCTATGGCGGCGAGGGTGTTGGATATGCTGGCTGATGGGAACAGCTTTAAGGAGATTAGGAAGGAGACTGGGTTGGACTGGGAGACGGTGAGTAGGTTGAAGGCTAGGCATTCAATGGTGTTGGAGGAGAGGAGAAAGCAGTTGGCGCAGGATGCTTTGGATGTGGCTGAGGGGTTGAGGCTTCTTCAGAAGGAGAAGATGCGGATGTTGGCTGAGGACCCTGAGCAATTGGCGCGGACCAACATTAGGGATTTGGCCATTCCTTGGGGCATAGCTAATGACAAGTTCATGGCGGCTATGGGGGAGAACAAGGTGACCATTGAGCACAAGACGGCGGCTCCTAGTTTGGAGGATGCCATGAAGGCGATTGAGGAGGCTAGGGCCAAGCTCAAGGCGAATTCAATGGAAGTTATTACGAAGGACGTAACCCCGTGAGTTTGGTCTGGGAAAGACATGAGGTTCTAAAGCCGCCTACGGATGCGGAGTTGGCTTCCATGTCCCCAGAGGATGTGCTGAAGCTCCATGAGGTTTACCATTCGGCAATTGCGAATAGCAAACGCGACCCTTACAGATATGGGTGGAAACTCCCCCATTGGAAGGATGCGGAAGAGCTATTGTCTACACATTCGGAACTTTTGGTAAGTGGTGGCAACAGATCGGGCAAGACAAGTTGGGCGGCTCATGCCGTGGTTAAGGCTGCGGTGGAGAATCCACAGTCCACGATTATGTGCTTTGCCCAGAATGCGGATGTGTCCATCCGTCAGCAGCAGAGTGCCGTATACGATGCGTTGCCTGAGGAGTACAAGGTGAAGGTGTTGGGTACGGAAGAGAACGTCTCCTACACGCGAAAGAACGGCTTTAGTAAGTCCAGTCTAATTCTGCCTAACAGCAAAAGCTCCATCATCTTTAAGACATATGCACAATTCCTTAACAATGACACTATTCTTGAAGGTGCTGAGCTTGGGTGCCGCGATCCTAAGTGGATTAACATTGGGGCTTGGTGTGACGAATACCTCGTCGGGCCTGAGCTTCTTGCTACTCTTCGTTTTCGCCTTGCCACTCGGAATAGCAAGCTGGTGGTCACTTTCACTCCTATCGACGGGTACACCGAGGTGGTGCGAGATTATGTCCAATCCGCAGAAACCCTCAGAAGCAAACCCGCAGAACTCTTGGCAGGGCGTTCGGTTCCTTACCTGCAACGATCCAAAAACCGAGACGCAGGAATCATCTACTTCCACTCAGCCGATAACCCGTTCGGTGGATATGAGCGCATCGCTAAAGACCTTAGTGGACGGCCAGAACCTGAAATCCTAACCCGAGCTTATGGCATCGCTACCAAGTCGATGTCCACCAAGTTCCCCAACTTCTCACGGGAAGTTAATATAGTTCCACACGACAAGATTGATTTGAAGGGCAAAACCAAGTACATGATCTTGGACCCTGCTGGCAGGAAGAATTGGTTCATGGCTTGGGTGGCTATTGATGAATCGGAGACTTGGTATGTCTATCGCGAATGGCCCGACGTTAATGTGGGGGATTGGGCCAGATGGCATGGAGGTAAGTGGATTGGGGGAGAAGGGTCCAAGGGTCTTGGTTACGGAATAAAAGACTATGTCGAATTAATTACTAGTATGGAGTCTGAAACCAAGGACACCATCTTTGAACGACTCATCGACCCTCGTCTAGGCGCAGCCAAATACCAGACACAAGACGGCGCATCGTCCATTATAGAAGACCTTGCGGATAATGGGCTCACCTTCATCCCAGCTCCCGGCATTGACATTGAGGACGGGTTGCAAGCCTTACAAAGCAAAATGGCTTACAATAGGAAGTTTCCTATTGACTCTGTAAACAGACCCCACTTTTACATCTCAGATAGATGTCAGAACATCATCTCAGCTTTACAGGAGTACACAGCCGAAGGCGGGCAGGACGAGGCATGGAAAGACCCCATTGATGTTATTCGCTATTTGGCGGTGAGTCCCGCTTGTCACGTAAGCGAGGATGCCATGAGAACAACCAAAACCAACCGAGGTGGCTATTGAAGAAGCTGAAGAAAATCGAAAAGGTGGAGCCTGAGTCTCCCAAGCAGGATAGTGTGTTTGTTGTCAAAGTGTTGCAACAAGCAAGGAACCCACAGTGGATTTATTGTCAGGCCATTGGAAAGGATATGGGGAAGATTCCCGCCATCATCCCCCGCCGCCTAACCAACAAGCTGGTTGGTAAACAGGTTCTGATTGAGGCTATTAGCGACAATGTCGGAACCACCTATCGGTATGTCGAAAACCAACCTCATTGACGAGACAACGAACAATCGTTGGCTCATCCAGCATTCCGACAGGCTGATTCGTTACGAGTACGAAAAGAGGTTGGCGGGCAAAATCACGGAAGAAATGTTCCCTGATGAGCTTGCAGACCGTATCGGACGCACGCAGGAGTACGTTTGTGGTATTATAAAGAACGCAATCTCCCGCGCTAAATCATGCTCCAAACCAAGCAGCAACAGACCTTAACTTTCGTTGATGATGACGGTCCCGATGTCGTTGCGCTTGTTGGCGCGTACAACCGGACCCTTACGGAACTCTCCACCTACTTCGATCAGTGCGTAAGTAGTGGTGACGGTAGGCGGTGTTATTGGCCCGGTAAGTCTTCCGACCTACGGAAGCATGGGGCTGATGCGTTTCCTTGGGATGGGGCTTCTGATACGGAAGCTCGTCTGATTGATGAGCGCATCAATAACTACGTCTCCATCTTCATGGCGGCTTTGGAGCGGGCTAACATCCGAGCCTATCCGGTGGAGATGTCGGACTCTGGACGGGCTAGGGTGGTTAGTGCGTTCATCAAGTGGATGCGGTCTTCCTACATCCAGCGTTTCCGTCAGGAGATGGAACTGGGAGCCAACTACCTTTTGGAGCGCGGGTTGATGATCACCTACGTGGGTTGGGAACGGATGGAGAAGAAGTATCTCCAGAAGATTGATTTACAGCAGATTGCGGCCAACTCTCCTGAACTAGCCAAGCTCATCATTGAGGGACAGAATGATGAGGACATCATCAAGATGCTTAAGGCTGTCTATCCCGATCTGATTGATAAGAAAGCCAAGAAGGCTTTGAAAGACCTTCGCGACAAGGGAGTGGGGGAAATCCCTGTAAGCCGCCTTTCTGTTGATCGTCCCTTTGTCCAGACCTGCGCTCCTGATGGGGATGTGTTCTTCCCGTCTTATTGCATTGACCCTCAACGCGCTCCTTTTGTTTTCTACCGCACCTTTCTTTCCGTTCAGGAAGTCTTGTCCCGCGCTGCTTCAGACGGATGGGATATGGAGTGGTGTGAGTACGTTGTGAAAAACTTCCGTGGTGTAAACACCTACAACATGGAGAGTGTGTACGGAACCCGTGGATACTCCTATACCCGCTATCGCCAGCAGTATGACGCTAGCGAGCTTGTGGAAGTTGTCTACGGCTTTAACCGTCTGATTGATCCTGAGGATGGATCGGAAGGCATCTACATTACGGTTTTCCACCCTAAGTTCACTGGGCAGGGGGACATTAAGCCCTACGCCAAGTATGAGCTTCTGAACGGATACAACGACTATCCCTTTGTTGTTACCCGTCTGTCTGAGGATAGCAAGCGGATGTACGAGGTGCAAACCTTTACGGACGTTCTGAAGGGTCCGCAGGATCAGGTGAAGGCTGAACGGGACAGCCGTATTGACCGTAATAGCCTAGCTACCCTCCCTCCCATCATGCACCAGCCGGGCAATCCCCCGACTGATTGGGGTCCGGGACGTTTCATTCCTGTCCGTCGTGCGGGCGAGATTAGCTTTGGGCCTACTCCTCCCTACAATCCGGGCTCCATTGAGATGGAGAAGACGATGATTGAGGCGGCTGACAACATTGTTGGGCTGAGTGCTACCAATCCAATTAGTCAGATTCGCCAGCAATTCCTTGTTAATAAGTTCCTCAACCATGCTCAGGAGGTTCTTAAGGCTTGCTTCAAGTCCTATCAGAGATTTGGCCCTGATCAGGTGTTCTTCCGTGTCACGGGAGTGGCTGATCCCATGCGGTTTGACAAGGGTAACCCCGATGAGGACTTTGACATCAAGATTAGCTTTGATGTGTTGAACAACGATCCTGAGACGGTGGAGAGCCGTCTAGGTCAGTTTGTAAGCCTATTGCAGTTGGACAAGAATGGTCGTATCAATGTGGATGCGCTGCTTGAAATGAGCGCGACTCAGATTGATCCCATCATGGCTGACGCCTTCCTGCAACCGGCTGAACAGGCTCAACAGCAGGTGGTCAAGCTGGTCACGGAAGACTTGTCTAAGATTTACGCTGGCATTGAGGTGGGAGCTCGTCCCAACGGGGCGCAGATTGCCTTGGAGGTTG